TGAACCAAATGATACTATTACACGTAGCCAAGTAACAACAGCGTTTAACAGCATTTTCAATGATCTAGTTGCTAAGCGTGGTGTTTATGACTACTTAGTAGTTTGCGATACAACAAACAATACACCGTATCGTATTGATGCTAATGAATTGTACATTGATATCGCAGTTAAACCAGTTAAAGCTATTGAATTTGTTTACATTCCTGTACGCTTATTAGCAACAGGCGCTCCGTTAACAATTAGTTAATAATATACGCACTTAATAGGGAGGAGTGATCCTCCCTAAGTGTAATAGAAAAACAGGTAAATATATAAAACAAGGAATAAAAAGATGGCAACATCATCATTAAGTAAATTTACAGTACCGTTAAGTACAAACCAAAGCGCAAGCAATCAAGGCTTGTTAATGCCAAAATTAAAGTTCCGCTTTCGCGTAACTTTTATTAACTTTGGTGTAACTCAACCAACTACTGAATTAACAAAACAAGTGATGGATTTCAAACGTCCTTCAGTGACATTTGATCCAATCACTATCGATGTTTACAACAGTAAAATCTATCTAGCAGGCAAACCTGCATGGGATACTGTAACTTGCACACTACGTGATGATGCATCAGGCGAAGTTTCTAAACGTATCGGCGAACAATTACAGAAACAATTTGACTTCTATGAACAAGCTTCAGCAAGTTCAGGCATTGATTACAAATTCCAAACACTACTTGAAATCCTTGATGGTGGTAATGGTACAGCTAACCCAGTTGTGCTTGAAACATGGGAATTAGATGGTTGCTTCTTAACACAAGCTGATTATCAAAATGTTGACTATGCAACAAATGATCCGGTGACTGTTCAATTGACTATCCGTTACGATAATGCTATTCAAACACCAGTTGGTTCAGGTGTTGGCGGTGCTATAACAAGAACAACAGGCACTACAATTACTGGCTAATCCAGAGGAAAACTAATAACAAAGCCCGGTTAAAATCCGGGCTTTTTTTTTCTCGATAAATAATATAAATGGAATAATTTATGTCTGGTCTTTTTAATACATATTTAAACGGTACAACCGCTGGCGAACCTGGTCTAAGAGACTACAAACATGCGGCACGTACTTTCATCGACGGACTCTATAGATTAAGTCCTAAGATGAATTCGTTGTTCCACGTGTTCATCGAATTAAATCCTGCAATAGCACAACAAGATCCTGAAAATCCATTGGCATTATATGAAATTGGCCTACTAGCTAAAACAGCTCAGTTACCTAAGTTTACTGTGCAAAATTCAATTATGAATGCCTACAATAGAAAAAATATTGTGCAGGAAAGAATTAACTATGATCCAATATCATTAACATTCCACGACGACAGTGCAGATATTATACGTAATTTCTGGTATGGATATTATTCATACTATTATAGAGATGCTGATCACAGCCAGGCATTGTACGGTCAAGATTACAAATACAAACAACGCCAATCACAAAATTGGGGATTCAGTCCAAAATTTCAAGGTCCAGGCACACCTAATTATATTAACGCCATTCGAATTTACAGTTTGCATCAAAAATCTTTTAGTTCATATGTATTGTTCAGACCAACTATACAGTCATTCCAACACGGTGAACACATGCAGGGTGATTATACACCATTAGAGCATTCGATGACTATTGCTTACGAAGCAGTACAATATGAATATGGATTAGTCAGTGCAGGCACAGTCACAGGATTTGATATTATCCATTACGATAATACAGCAAGTCCATTATCCCAAAATGGGCTAACTAATTCCTTTAATCTAGGTGGTTTGATAGAAAGCACGATCGGTGGAGTGAATAATTTAAATACTGGTACGTATGGTACTACAGGCTTTAATGCGGTCAGGGCGTTTAATGCTTTCCAAAATCAAGATGCTACTAGCGGAGTATCAGCATTGTCATTAGTGGCTTCAAGTATACTACGAGGTCAAAATTCACAAAGCACAGTGTTTGTTCCTACACCTAGCAGTGTCCAAGACGGTATTAGTAAAGCAGTTCCTACTTTTCCTAAGGGAGCTACTCCTATCAATGGTATACAAAATATCAATACACAAACTAGTCAAATTCCATCCGTTAATTCTGGAATCATTGGAGGATAGATAATGACAGTCTACGGCAATTTACCACCAGCATCAAACAATAATACAACTACAGGATATTTTGATAACTTTTTCACTCAGATAAACACAGTCAGCGAAAATGTCAATGATGCTGTTATAGGATATTTCCAAGAGTTAACAGGTAACAAAGATAGCGGAGCTACATTAGCGGCCGCAGTTTTATATACAGCACAGCAACAAAATATTGAACCAATGCAATTAATTGACGAGTTTCGTAAATTAAAACCTAATGAATTAAATGCTTATCTAACTATGTTTCTTAATTTTAATAGAGTCGGTACCAGCCTATTGGGATTAAGCAATACTCCACAAACCAGCAAGTATATCACAAGGGCAATATTGCCATAAATCATGGCCAAGTTTGCATCAGGAAAATATACAGTAAAGAACCCTGAGAAATATATGGGTAAACGTGTACCTACCTATCGTAGCAGTTGGGAGTTTACCTTTATGAGTTTTTGTGATAACAATCCAGCAGTGTTAAATTGGGCCAGTGAAGCCGTCAGCATTCCTTACTACAATCCAGTCAAAGGACGCCAAACAATCTACGTGCCAGACTTCTTAGTAGTCTACGTGGATGCTAATCAAAAGCAACACACAGAACTAGTAGAAATCAAACCTTCGACAGAAACAACTATGGAAGGTGCTCGTAGCTATCGTGATAAATTAAGTGTAGCAATTAATATGGCCAAGTGGGCAGCTGCGGATAGTTGGGCTAGAGCTAATAACATGCGATTTCGTGTTGTAACCGAGTTTGACTTGTACCGCAACCAAAAGAGATAAATAAAGTGTAGGTCGCGATGTTAGAGCATCCACCTACTCTATAACTGTGAGGAGTTACAGCAATGATATTTATTCAGAACAAATATACTAAATGGTATAATAGCATTATTTCTAATGCACAAACAAGAACTTTACCAAAAGACACATACATAGAAAGACATCATATTATACCAAGAAGTTTAGGTGGTAACAACGAACAATCAAATTTGGTTAAATTAACTGCTAGAGAACATTTTGTGTGCCATCTTTTATTAACAAAAATGACCACTGGTAGAATGCGTTATAAAATGTCAAAGGCGTTAACTATGATAATGAGTATCAGACGTGTAGGCAATCGTAGTAATTATTCTATTACTAGTAGGTGGTATGAGCATGCTAGAAAATTAGCTAGTATAGTCCGTACAGACTACTGGACAGAAGAACGTCGTAAAGCACAATCTATTAAAACAACCAATTATTTTGCAACTGTAGATAAATCAACAGATGAATATAAACGTCGCGGTGAAGGAGCACGTCAATATAATTTAAATAAAGTTTGGACTGATAAAGCCATAGCGAATAGATTAAATAATTGCCTTAAATCAGCAGCGTCACGAAAAGGAAAAAAAAATCCTGAACATGGTACAGTTATATTTAAAAATTATGCCATTAAAAATATTGAAACAATTAAACAAATATGGAATTTATATAACCAAGGCAAAAATAGACGGCAAATATCTATTCAATTATCTATTAGTTGGGATAGGGTAAATCTGGCTATAAATAAAAGAACATTACTTGAAGAAGTATATCAAACCATATGACAGACAAATTAAGCCAGCTATTCAACTTACCAACACCTGAAGAGCCCTCTCCAGAGCAAGCAGAAACTACCATCGAAGAAAACCGTGAGATTATCAAAGCAGTAGACGAAGCTATTGATAAGATTGATGCTGCATTACCATTCGTAGACAGTCTAGACATTAGTGATAAAGAACTAGATGATCTCAGCAACCTTGCTAAAGAAAAATTCCAGGACCTAATTGATCTAGGCATGAACGTAGAAGCACGCTTCAGCGGACACATCCTAGCCACAGCAGGCACCCTATTAGGACACGCTATTACAGCCAAGCAAGCCAAGCTAGATAAAAAGCTACGCATGGTAGACTTACAGTTGAAAAAAGCTCGTTTAGACGCACAAATCGCCAAGGACTCTGACAAATCAGATGGTGATAAGATAGTAGATGCAGAAGATGGACGAGCAATAATACTAGATAGAAACGAACTGTTAAAACAGATTTTAGGCAAGAAATCAACGGATTAAATCTGTCTAAATCTGATAAATAACACTAAGAGGATCTTATAAGAATGAAAAATTTTATACAACATTTATCTGAAGTACAAAAAACATATGACTTCCGTATCAAGCTGGCTAATACAGATCCAGCAGAATGCATGGAAAGACTAAAGTCGGCTCTTGAAACTTATAGTTTACAAGAAATCAGTTCAATCAAACGTTTACCTATACAAGAAAACGTGCTTGAATTTCCTAGTTATGGTCCAACCGAAGTTTATCAATTCGATGTAAGTCTAGCATATCCGTGCATTGACATGCAGTTACGCCAATTGATCGCAGAACGTTGCAATTTACCATCATCAGTCATCTATGTAGTACCAAAAAATCATCCAGAAGAACAATGGCGCAGTGGTGAAGGCGAACTACGTGAATATGTACAAGGTGAAAATGTTTTAACACAACCATTACCAGAAGCCGATGCTGCACAAAAAGCTGCTAGCAAAGCCTATGCAGGTGCAGAAAGCATCCTTAAAGAATTAGCACCAACTAAAGATCGTTGGACAGTTGCTGGTGATGACAATACCATTGGTGGCGAAGCACAAAGTTCATATGGTAAAACAACTAACGACATTCCACAAGGAAAAACAGATCCTGTTGGTAGTAAACAAAATACGATACCTAACCCAAATAAGAAGTTAGGATAATAAGGAAAAATAAAATGAGCGACATGAAAATGTATGGTATTTTAGGTAAATTTAACAACCTAAATCCTGAGTGGAAAGAACTAGATCCTAAAGAAGCAGTCAAGGAACCAGTTTACGAAGCAGTAGAAGCCAAGGGTGATATCATGGAAGCTGTTAAGAGCTTAGAAGAAAAATACATGGGCTTCAAAGCAGTTGAAAAAGCTGCTAAGAAAGGTGGTGCTGAGAATCCAGCTGCTGTTGCCGCTAGCATTGGTCGCAAAAAATACGGTAAAGCTAAATTTCAAAAAGCTGCTGCCGCAGGTAAGAAACTAGGTGAAGCCGCTAAACCAGACTTTTTAGATTTAGATAAAGATGGTGATACAGAAGAGCCAATGAAACAGGCTGCTAAACAGGCTAAAGAACATGAGCCTGCAGCAATTGACAAAGACGCAGTTGCTAAACGCAAACGCCTACAAGCATTAAAAGATAAACAAGAAGATGAACGTGCTGAACGTGGTGAACATACTACATCAGCAAGTCGTGTTGTTAAAGGTCGTGCATACGGTGGCGCAGCACAAAAAGATGCTGAAGACAAAGATGAATTAGATGAAAAAGCAGTGTCAAAAGCACAACAAAAATTTATGGGTATGGTACATGCTGTACAAAAGGGAAAAATGAAAGCACCTAGCAAAGAAGTAGCTAAAACAGCTAAAGGCATGACTAAGAAAGCCGCACACGATTATGCTGCCACCAAGCATAAAGGTTTACCACAACACGTGGCAGAAGGCAAAGAAGCGATCCGCCAACACCCAATCTACACAGATAAAGATGCTTGGGATCACTACAAAAAAGAATTAGACGAACAAGAAGCAATGGAAGGTGTACGTAATATTCAACAAGAATTAGATGAAATCGCATCATTGGCGGGTGTTCCTGTCGCTAAAGTATGTCCAGCTTGCGGTAAAGCAGGTTGCAAATGCGACGAAAGCATGATGGATGAAAAGGCAGATTTACCATCAGTCAATGTTGAAACTCCATTAAGCCATGAACTAAGTGATGCACATTGTGTAGTATGCAATGAAGCACCTTGCTCATGCTCACACGAAGAAGAAATCATGGACGAAGCTGCGACACGTAAAGATTTTGAAATGGTTGCAAGCCTTATTAAGAATCTAGATAATCGTGAGAAAGCCAAAGAACTAGCTCAACATCATGCTGATATATTTAAAAAACAAAACCCACGTTTTGATCATGCACGTTTCTGCAAAGCCTGCGGTTTAGAAGAATGCGATTGGAATATGGAACCAGCTATGACCCCAGTTGCTGAAGACAAATGTCCAGCATGTGATTGCTCACCATGCAAATGCGATGAAAGCATGATGGAAGACGAAATGGAAGAAGGCAATGAATTTTCAGGCGCATTAGCTAAAGCCAAAGCTTCTGGTGCTAAAGAATTTGAAGTTGGCGGTAAGAAATATACAGTAAAAGAAGATGTAACTTTAAATGTATCAGCTAATGGCGAAGAAGATGTAGTAAATCTAGTTCGTAAACTAGCAGGTATGGCAGAAGTACATGCTGAACCAGTTATTGCTGTTGGCGAAGAAACAGTTGAAGAAGATGGTCCTAACATTAAAAATGCTAAACCACGTGCTGTTCAAAATTTAAATACTCCACGTGAGGAATATGCGGCCGCTGACATTACTACTAAAGGTGGTACTGGACATGATCGCAATAAGAAAACATACCGCGGTGAATGGCCAGGTGACAATCCAATGGATGCATACGGTCGTGACGGTACTCAAGTTAAAGAAGAAGCTCTTTGGAAAAAGTACGAAGACATGTTAAACGAGATTACCAAGTAACGTGAAAACATTACTTGATTATATCCGAGTAATAGAAGAGGGATATGCGGCTAAAGCACCTGCTGATAGCGATAGCCCTCTTACACATGCTGGATTCCGTGAATCAGCAGATATCTTAGATAAACATGATTTTAAGAATAAACGCGGTGATCTATACGACAGATTAGCTGACGAAAAAGATCCAAAAAACAGAGAGTATCTAAAACAAGAAATTAGAAGTTTAGAAAAATTATATCCACAGTACAAATGATATGAAGATCAAAGAAATTATCGCAGAAGACGTAGCTGCTAATCCTAAAGGATTACAAAAGGATCAGGTATCCAGCATCAAAGGTGCTATTAGCATGCCTGGTATCAGCAGTAATAAAAGCAAT